AGCAGCAACATATAGAAAAAATTTAAATGTTATCAATAAAGAAGATAGAGCATTTCTTAAAAGAAAATTAATACAATTTAAAGAAGAAAAAAGCAGATTAAACAAAAATGTTGAAAGAATTAAAAATTTATTATATAGAGTTTCTAAAGAAGAGCGCTTTATTGTGACAGAATTTTATTTTGAAAGGTCAAAATGGGATTATATTGAAAAAATATATTTTGAAAACTTTGAAAGACATAAATCTATAAAACAATTACAAAAGTATAGAGATAGCGCATTAGATCAAATGCTTAATATAATAAACGTGGGATTTTAGGAAAATTCCAAAAAGTTCGTAAAAAGTTCGCAAAAATTTCGCGAAAACTTCCTTTAAATTTCTTTTTGAAGGTATTATAATTATAATTGTAAAATAATAAAAATAAAACTAGCAAGAAGAACTAGCCTATTGAGGTTAGTTCTTTTTATATGTGGTGGTGGAATAAGTAGACACAAATCTGGCCGTATTGGTTCATATCGGACTAGCTTAGCTGCTGGAGTTACAGGCGGAAAATGAATCATGTTATGTGTAAATCATAACCCACATAGATAACAAGTCATCAATAATACTAGATAAATTGATATAAAGATTCTTGTCAGAATCAACTCCTTTCGAATAATGATGTATTGTAAAAGTGAAAAGTGTATATTAATTGATTTGGCTAGCAGAATAATTCTAGTTATATTCTGCATTTTATTCCAGAATAGTTAAAAGGTATAACGATAGGCTTTGATCCTGTTATTCTTAGTTCGAGTCTAGGTTCTGGAACCAAGAAAAAGATGTATCTTTTGCGGAGCTATGTTCATAGAGCGTGGCTCTATTTTTCTTATAGATAGTATGCAGGATATAACAGCGGATAGAAACTTAGTTTGTTTTCTGACGAGAAAACGCCAAGTGTACATATAAAGGCAAAACGAGTGGTGCTGAAAATGAAATTCTATAGCTAGGAGGCAGAAGCACCTCTGCCGCCAGAATCGAAAGATAGTTATATCTTGCATAGTGTCTATAAAGAGAGGTGTATAGTATGGGAAGTTATAAATATGCAAGAGAGAGCAGAATAAAAAGCATAGAGCACGATTACAAAATGAGAAAGAAATATAAAAAAGAGCGATTTGAAATAGGGGACATATTAGAATTTACAGGAAAAGAATATAACTTAGCAAAAATACTGAACTATGAAGATAAGTTCAAAAATAAAGATCTAGTAATAGAAAACATTCAAAGGTGTCCATGCGAAGAGAATAAAAATGATCAGATAAAGTTTAAAGGGATAGAGCGGTTATTATCGCTCTGTTTTTTTTAGCAGAAAGGAGACAAAATGAAAAGTTTGTTTGAAGTTCTAAAAGATAATCTAGGGAAAGATTATAAAGACATAGATGAAATGATAGCAGATGGACCAAACCTAGATGGAAAAGTAATAATACAAACAGTGTATCAATATATGCTGTATCAAGAGCAAATAAATAGATTAGATCCTAACATGATTAAAGTAGCATATAACGCTCTAAAAGCAGCAAAGGAAGAAAAGAAAGATGTATAGTCCAGAAGAAATAAGAAAATTAATAGCAGAAGGAAATAAGTTAAAATTCTATAAAGATAGTTACTGGATCACATTAAGTAATTCAATAAAAGCAAGAGACAATTATGAATGTCAAGAATGCAAGAAAGAAGGAAAGCTAACAATAAAACAACATAATAAGAAGTTAGATGTCCATCACATTAAAGAGCTAGAAACAAATCCAGAGCTTGCATATGTACCGAGTAATTTATTAACAGTGTGTGTACATCATCATAACATCCTAGATAACAAACATTGGACACACGGAAGTCAGAAAAAGAAATTTATAAATGAGGAGAGATGGTAATGTTCAAATCTATTTATTCAATCAGTGGAATTATAGATAAAGATTTTGATTTAGAATACATGAAATGTAATCACGATAATTATTATACGAAATATGATTACTCAAACAAAGAAGAATGTGAAATAGCTCTGAAAGAATTACAAGAAACAAGAGATGAAGAAAAAAGAACACATATAGCAAATAATTATGGATTAGAAATAAGTAGAAGAGGACCTGCAGATATAGAAGATGTAGTAACTGAAATCTTGATTGATGTAAGAGTTAAAAGGGTTAGCGAAGGAGGTAAAAGTAATAATGGATAAGGAAATAGCTACTGATTATAGAATGGATTTAGATAATGCGATATACGAAGCAAGTAGATACGTTAAAGATTTAATAGATAAAGATGAAAAAAATAGCGATATTATTAGAGCATTAAGGATTGTAATAACAGAGATAAACAGAGTAAAAGCTGATTGTAGTAGGTTAGAATTCGAGAACACAGTTGTAGAGAAAAGATTAAAACATTTACTCGAATCTCAGACTATAAGATTGTATGATGATAAAGTTAAAGGAGAATACGTAAAAGACATTAAAGAACTGGATAATATATATATGCAAAAAGCAATTCCACAATATGTAATTAATACGGATGAAAATACTTGTTTGATATTTCAGTATGATAATCAAATTACTGAATCAATATGTAAAGTATTAGAATCAATACAAAATAATATTGGCTGTAGATGTATATTACTACCACAAGATCTTTCAATAAAAAATGTAATAAACAAAAAAGATAATATTAGTTTAGCAAATGAAGAAGGAAAGCATTGTATATCATAACAAATAAAAATAAAGATAAAGAAAGGAATGATTAATTATGGCAAGACAAACAAAGAAAATAGAGGATGAAGAAATAGACAATGATATTAAAGTAAATGAAATTAAGGATGATGTAGATACAGATACATTAGACACAGAAGCGGAGAACATCGAAGAAATGAAATTAAAAATATATAACAAAGAATATACAGTATCACAATTAATAGAAATCAAGGATAAACCAGAAGCGGAAAAGACATACCTAGAAAAGGAAACAATTAAGAGATTTAATGAATTAATGTATAACTACTACAGAGGAATAAAACATGCAGTACTTAAAGAGTGCTGCGGCAAGGTATATACAATCGATGAATTAAAATCAAAACTTAACGAGAAGACATACGAGATGATAGATAAACGAATGAGTAGAGATTATATTAGATTTGACAAGGTAACAGTCGATACTATTATTAAATACATAGAAGAGTGTGAAAAGTAATACCCCCATCAAAAAGTTTTGGGGATTTTTTTGATGCCTCCGTAACGCGGTGTTTACCCGTCAAAACATATTTTTTCAAAAAATTCGCTCGAGGGGAGGGTAAAAAGCAAAAATGCCTAGAAAAAAAGATGAAAACAATGAAAAATATATAGAACTCGAACAAGAATTAAAAGATCAACTTATAACTAATAATAACTATAACAAAGTAACAAAAGAGCTTCTTGATAAATATATTAAATACACCAAAATGGAAGATGACTTGATAAAGGATGTAGACAAAAGGGGCGTCAATGTAAAGTGGAACAATGGCGGAGGACAAAAAGGTGTAAAAAGAAATGATAGTATTCAAGAATCTGTAAAAGTTAATGCACAAAGATTAAAAATACTTGACAAACTCGGAATAAAGCCACCAGAGAAAAAGAGTGATGGTGATGAAGAGTATGAAGTATAACAAATATATAGATAGATGGTTTCAAATTGTTGAAAATGAAGAAATTAAGACATGTGAAGAGCAAAAGCAAATGGTTGCATGGCTTAAAAATAAACTTGACACAGAAAATATCATCATTAAAGATGAAGAAATTGAAAAAGCAATTGTAACAAAAGAAAAATGGTTTCACTATCCATTATTGGATTGGGAAAAGTTTCTTGATGCATGTGAATATGGTTTATATTATGAAGATGGTTCGTTAGTATTTAACGAATTTTTTATTATGGGTGGAAGAGGTTTTGGAAAAAATGGATATATAAGTACAGAAATTTTTTATCAGACGACCAAACAGCATGGAATCAAAAATTATGACATAGATGTTATAGCAACATCAGAAACCCAAGCTAAAACATCTTTTTTGGATGTACATGAGTTGATAGACGAAACACCTAAACTTAAACAGGCTTTCGATATTACACTCGAAGAGATTAAAAATAAAACAACAAAATCCACAATAAACTTCAATACTAGTAACTCTAAGACAAAGGATGGAAGAAGACCAGGACATGTTTTCTTTGATGAAATTCATGCATTTGCTGATTATAAAAACATAAAGGTTCATACATCTGGTGGAGGAAAGAAAAAAAATTGGAGAGTAACATATATTACAACAGATGGTGATATACGTGGCGGTGTAATAGATGACTACAAGAAAGAAGCAAAAGATGTTTTTTCTGGAGCAATAAAAAATTCAAGAACACTTTTTTTTATTTGTAAGTTAGATGACGAAAAAGAAGTAGAAGATCCTTCAAATTGGATTAAGGCAAATCCATCCTTAAATGATTTCAAAGATTTGTATAACACTATGATGGATGAATATAGAAAAGCCCAGAATAGACCTTCACTTATGCATGAATTTATGACTAAAAGAATGAATATTCCCCATATAGACGAAACAAGAGTTGTAGCAAAGTGGGAAGATATTCAAGCTACTAATCAACCAATACCAGAGGATGAACTCAGGGGAGAATCCTGCATAGGTGGACTAGATTATGCGAGTGTAAGAGACTTTTGTGGAGTAGGTTTATTATTTAAGCATAATGGGAAAAAGATCTGGAAATCGCACACATTTATAAATAGAAATAGTCCACATCTAAAAATAATAAAACCAGAGGTAATTAAGGAAGCAGATTCAAAAGGTGAAATAACATGGATAACAACTCCAACGATTCCCCCAGAAGTTGTAGCGGAATGGTTCATATCACAAATGAGCATATATAACATAATAGCAATTGCTCTAGATAAAGTAAAAGCAAATTACTTTATAGAAGCTTTTGAAAAAGTAGGTTTAACGCAGAGAAATGCTTCCAATAAATCTGGAGAAATTGTAGTTGTGCGAAGTGGAGAATATACAGATACAATGGTTTATGGGGTAATGGAAGATTGGTTCGCAAATCATAATCTTATATTTGGCGATAGCACATTAATGCGTTGGTATGTTAACAATACTGGTGTAGAGCCAAGAAAAAATGGAAATAAAGCATTTATAAAGGTTGAGGAACAGAGTAGAAAGAATGATGGATTTATGGCTCTTTCACATGCTGCAAGTATACAAAGTGAGCTGAAAGAATCACAAATTATAGATAATAATTATTTAAAAGAATTTTTAAAAGCCTATTAGGTTTTTATTTTTTTTGTTTTAAGGAGGTGAGAGCTTGAGTTTTATAGAAACAGCGAGTGATTACATACATAAATGGTTTTTCAAAAAAGATGTTATTTGTCTATCGGATTGTGTCGATTTAATAAATGACACCTGTTACAAAGAACTTGCGTTACACAAGGTTATATCATTATTATCAGGATCTTTTGTTAACACAAAATTTAGAACATATAAAAATCATATGGAAGTGAATGGGTCATATTTTTATAAATTAAATTACTCACCAAATCAAAATCAAAACAAATATGATTTTTATAAAAAATTTGTTACAAAACTAATAAGAAATCAAGAAGCTTTGATGTTCGTAGTAAACAACAATTTATATGTAGCAGATAAATTTACAAAACATAAATCAGCACTTAATGATTATAGTTTTGATGAAATAGAGCTGGATGGATATTCGATGAAAGACAAGTTTTTTTCGAGTGATGTAATGTACTTTAGTTTAAATGACGAAAGACTTAATGCAGTAATTAATAGTATAAATAGTAATTATTCAAGATTACTTAATGCGTTAGAAAATGCATATGTTCGAAATAAATTAAGAAAAGTAATTGTTAATATGGATTCAACATCTAATCTACGTGACGGGAAAGATAATGATACCCAAGAATTAATAAACAATATAATAAAGCCGTTTGTTGAAGGTGAGCGTAGTGTATTGACATTACCCAAAGGTTTTTCTTTAACGAGTATAGATGATAAACAAGGAAAAGCTAATGATTCAGTATCCGAAATGACTGATGCAGGGAAAGAAATATTCGAAAAAATTGCTTCTATATTCGACATTCCTGTAGATTTGCTATATGGAAATAAAAATGAATTAGATGAGCAAGAAAAAATGTATATGACACACTCATTTAAACCTTTTGCAATGATGTTTAGCACTGAATTTACGCGAAAAGCATACTCAAAATCGCAAATTTTAAATGGAACATATATGTCGATGGATTTAGTAACAACAGAATTTGTAAACATTCTAAAATCAGCAGATTCGTTGGATAAATTATTCAGAATTGGATTTTCAAATAACTTCTTAAGAGACAAGCTTGGAGAAGAAAAGACTGAAGATGAATGGGCTAACAAATCATATGTTACTAAAAATTATATGACAGCTGAAGGAGGTGAGGAAGGTAATGAAGAATATATTGAACACAATCAAACAGTCAGCAAATAACACTGCAGATATATACATATATGGAGACATCTATGATAGTTGGTGGAGTGAAGAATCAAACTCAGCAATATCTTTAAAAGACAAATTAATAGAAATGGGAGATATATCCGAAATAAATTTACATATTAACTCTCTTGGTGGTGATGTTTTTGAAGGATTAGCAATGTTTAATTTATTAAGACAACATAAAGCAAAGATAAAAGTATATGTAGATGGAGTAGCAGCAAGTATTGCAAGTGTCTTAGCAATGGCAGGAGACTGTATCTATATGCCAAAAAATTCAATGATGATGATTCATAATTGTTGGACATGGGAATGTGGCAATGCTAAAGCATTAAGAAAAACAGCAGATGATCTTGATAAGATTATGGAAGCATCAATAGAGTCATATATGTCAAAAATCAACATTAGCAGAGATGAACTCATTGAATTATTAGACAATGAAACTTGGTTAACTGCACAGGAATGTTTTGAAAAAGGTTTTTGTACTGAAATATTACCAATATCTGATGATATTGAACAATCTGCAAGTAAAAGTATTATGGATTTAGTTCAGGAAAATAAAAAATTAAAAATGAAAATCCAAGAACCAAATCAAATCACATTTACTGAGGAAACTATTGAAAAAATAGCAGATAAAATTACTGAAAGAATAAGCAGTAATAAAACAAAACAAGAATTGAATAAAAAAGTCGGGAAAGATTCAAATAATAAAAATTTATTTGAGTCTTTTTTTAGTGGAATTTTTAAAATTGAAAGTGAGGAAAAATAATGAGTATTAAAGATTTAAATAAAGAGGAAATCAAAGAAACTGCTATAAAAGCTATTCAAGAAGGAAAAACAGAAGAGCAAGCAGAAATTATGCAAGCTTGGATTGAATCAACAGCAAAAGAAGTTGCAGAAAAAGTAGCTAGAGAGCAATCAAAATTTAATGATGACACATTAATTTTAACAAATAGAGGTGTTGAACAATTAACATCCGAAGAAAAGAATTATTTTGAAAAATTAGCTGAGGCAATGAAAGCACCAAAAGTTAAGGAAGCATTAACAGACTTAGAAGTTGCAATGCCTACAACTACAATAAATAGAGTTTTTGAAGATATAGAAGAAGCACATCCATTACTTAAAGCAATAAAAATAACAAATGTTACAGGTGTAACAGAAACTATCAAGAGAACTGGAGATGTAGAAGCTGCTTGGTGGGGTACTCTTTGCGATGAAGTTAGAAAAGAGCTAGAGGCTGGTTTCAAGAAGGAATCAACAACACTATACAAATTAAGCGCATTCTTGCCTGTATGTAAAGCTTATCTAGTTCTTGGTCCTGCATGGCTTGAAAGATTTATTAGAATAATATTAACTGAAAGTATTTCAGCTGGATTAGTAGGAGCTGTTGTATCTGGTACAGGTATTGATCAACCATTAGGAATGGATAGAGATTTAGAAGCTGCAAGAACACCAGGAGAGCCAGTACCTCAAAAAACAGCTAAAAAAATTAAAGATTTTGAGCCAAAGACATTAGGTAAAGTTATTGCAACATTAACTAACGGTGGTAAAAGAGCTGTTAATAAAGTAATTTTAGTATGTAATCCTGTTGACTACTGGGAAAAAGTTTGGGTACTAACAACTACTAAAAATGCTCTAGGACAATATATAGCAAATCAATTCCCATTACCAGTAGATATAATTCAAGAGTCAAAAGTTGAACAAGGAAAGGCTATTATTGGTTTACCTGATAAATATGATTTAAATATGGGAATGAATCAAAAAATCGAGTATTCTGATAGTTTCAAATTCTTAGATGATGAAAGAACATATTTAGCTAAAGTATATGCTAATGGTGGAGCAGTAGACAATAATTCATTTGTATGCTTAGACATTTCTGAAGTAGATGCAGAAACTACAAACGGTTAGTAGGTGATGTAAATGTCAAGAAATGAAATCATAGATGATAAAGAGTTTCTTGAGGAAGCTAAAAGAGAAGTTGATGTAACTTGGTCTGATGAAGATACTGAGAAAAAGATATCAGGCTATATAGAAGATGGTGTTGAAGTGCTACAGGAAGATGTTGGCACTTCAATTGATTTTTATGAGGATATTCTGGCTAAAAGCCTACTAAAAACTTATATACGATATGCATGGAATAAAAGCGAAGAGTATTTTATTCAAAATAACATAGAAAGAATTTTAAAATTAGAGGGTAAATATGGAAAAGCACAACTTCGCGAGAGCGAATAAATCATACCACGAAACATATAATGACGGTATTTTGTATTTTGGTAGTATTAAAGTTTTAAAGAATGAAAAGAAAGAAAAAATTGGTGAAGAAATAGAGATAAAGGGGAAAAGACCTTTTGCATATGTAAATATTAGAGATAACGACAATATAGAAGCGGATTCTCTAGGATATACAATAGACAAAAAGGTTAGAATCCCACTATCCCAAATTCCTCAAAATATAAAAGTAAAATTGAATAATGGCGAAGATATATACGAAGTGAAAAAACGTGATTCAGATGATAGAAAAAATATATATCTATATTTGCAAAAAGCAACGAACAAAAAGGAGAGCGTAAAAAATGACAGACGAAAAGATAATTAAGGCATTAGAAGAGTTTGGTTTACCTGTTGGTAATAAAAGAATATATGAAAATGAATTAAATGGTGAATATCATTATTTTATTTTTAGAAGAGGAAGATTGTCTGATGGTAGTTGTAATAGATACGCAAGACAGATTATCATTGCATATGTGTATGAAGGTGAGCAAAAGATATCAGAATTTGAAATCATCAACAAAATAAAAGACCTTGGATTGAACTTTGTTTCTATGGATCATGATGATTTTCAATTGGCAGATACAAACAATTGGATAGACATGCTTACATTTACATTTACGCGACCTGAAAGAGGTTAATATGGGATATAACGAATTAACAGTTAATTTTAAGGATATAACTAAACTAATTGAAAAATGGAAACAACTACCTAAAACAGCAGAATATGAAACTAATAAGTTTATGTGGAATGAAGGTGGAGATATTTTCAAGAAGCAAGTAATGCAAAATATGCCTCGTTCGAACAAGGATAAATCTGTATATAAAAATGGTCCTAAGGTCCATGCAAAAGATGTAGAATCATTAGATAAAGTTACATATAACTTAGGAATAAAAATTCAAACGAAATTGAAACCGAAGTCAAAAGACTTCGGTTATTTAGTTTTCCCAGATGAGGGAAGAGGAAAGCATGAACCGAGGGCACAAGAGTTCTTTGGACATGCATTAAGTCAAAAGGAAGATGAAGTAGCAGATAAGCTGCTAAATCATTTGAATAAAAAAATTGAGGAGGTTATTTAAAATGCCACAAATTGAAGAATTTGAAAGTTATAAAATAAAAGAGGCATCTATTCAATTTAAGGAAGAAAGTGCCGTAAGCTTTGGTTGTGTTGGAACACTAGATGTTTCATCTAACATCGAAAAAGTAGAGAAGAAATGTGAAGGAAGAACTGTTAAAACAGTTAAAAAAATTACTGATATGACAGTTGCTGTAACTGCACATGTTAAAGTAGCTGTTAATAGAAAACTATCAGGACTAAAGAGCACAGGTTTAAAAACTGGTGTTTATGGTTATGGTAGTGAGTCTTTTTCTGCTCCGTTTGTTTTTACAGCTAAAGTATTAGATATGGATGGAAATGTAAAATACATTGCCTTTCCAAATCTAGAGAATGTAAAAGGATTATCACTAAAAGTAAACAATGATGTTACAGAAATTGAAATGGATGACATGGAGTTTTCAGCATTAGTAGATAGTGAAGATTTCTATTATTATGAAGCATTTGAATCAGAAATAACAGATGAAAATGTTAAAACAAAATGGCTTACAAATTTCACACCAGAATTAGTTAAACAAAGCCAATAAAAAAGACGCCTCAGATTAAATTCTGAGGCATTTTTATTTATAAGTAATGATTTTATATGGAGGCAAAAATGGAAATTAAAGGAGAAAAAGCAAAATTCATAATTACGCCAACTGCTTTATTAAAAGTAGAAGAAAGATATCCAGAATTTGATTTTCTAAAATTATTAAGAGAAGCACTTACTGAAAATAAAGAGCCAAAAATGTCTGACTACTTCAAAGTCCTTTATGTTGGCTATATTGGAGCAAAACCAGAAGAAGAGATAACATTTGATGAATTTTTAAAGTTATTAGAAGGAATTGACTTTGGTGAGATAACTCAAGTAGGTGTCAAACTATTGACTGAAAGAAAAAACTAACATTCCAGAAAGAATTTGAAAAAGTAACACAAAAAAGTAGTAGAAAATACAAGAGCCCACAGATTCTATTGAATACAGTTGCAGATTTGTATACCTACTATGTAATAATGCACACGATTGATCCAGATACATTTTGGAACAATAGTATATTCTTTCTGGAATCAATAGTTAGAAATGAAATAGCCTACAGAAATTACATCAATAATCCAAAAGGGGTGTAAAAATGGCGAAAAATAAACAACAAATAAAATTTGAAGCAGATATATCAGGTTTTAAAAGTGCAATAAAAGAAAGTGAAAAACATATTTCAAGCTTAAATAAAGAATTAAAATTAAATGCTGAGCAATTAAAGGGAAATAGTAAAAATGTTGATTTATTGCAAAACAAACTAAAAGAGCTACAGACGAAGTATGAAGAGCAATCTAATGTTGTTGAAAATACAAGTAAAGCTCTAGAGACTGCAAAAGAAACATTCGGCGAAAATTCAGAAGAAGCAAGAAAATGGAAAGATAAATTAACTGATGCTCAAACTGCGCAAGAGAAAATAAAAAATGCAATTGAAGAAACCAATGTGCAGTTAAAACAGCAAACTAACGGATGGATTACACATGGTAAATCGTTAGAACAAACTGGGGATAAAATAGAAAAGTTAGGAGATAAACTAAATAGTTTAGGAAATAAAGTATCTATAGTTAGTGCTGGAGTAGCAGCAACTATTATTGCAGTTTCAAAAGCTGCTATAGATTATGAATCGGCATTTGCTGGAGTTGTTAAAACTGTAGACGGAACTGAAGAGCAACTAAAAGCTATAAATGATGGAATATTAGACATGTCTACTAGAATGCCTGCAGCTGCGACTGAAATTGCAGGAGTAGCAGAATCTGCAGGACAATTAGGTATAAAGACAGATGATATACTAAATTTCACTGAAGTTATGATTAATTTGGGTGAATCAACAAATTTATCAGCAGACGAAGCGGCTAGTGCGTTAGCAAAATTTGCTAATATCACTAACATGAGTGCTGATGATTATGGAAAACTAGGATCTGTTATTGTTGACTTAGGAAATAATTTTGCAACAACAGAAGCAGATATAGTAAGTATGGCAACTAGACTTGCTGCAACAGGTGAACTAACTGGATTATCACAGTCACAGATTATGGCACTTGCTGCTGCAATGAGCTCTGTTGGTATTGAAGCAGAAGCAGGTGGCTCTGCAATGAGTAAACTATTGAAGAGAATTCAGGTTGATGTTGAGACTGGAAGTGATGAATTAAAAGAATTTGCTAAGGTTGCTGGTGTATCAACTTCAGAATTCAAGAAGGCATTCCAAGATGATGCTGTAAATGCTTTGAGTATGTTCTTAGCAGGATTACAGGACACAGAAAGAAATGGAAAATCAGCAATTGCGATACTCGATGATTTAGATATAAAAGAAGTTGGATTATCAAATACAGTATTATCATTATCGAATGCACACGAAGTACTATCTGATGCAGTAAAGACAGCGAATAATGCGTGGGATGATAATACAGCATTACAAAACGAAGTAGATAAAAGATACGCTACAACAGAGTCACAAATTAAGATGCTAAAGAATGAAGCTACAAAAATGGCTATTGAATTTGGTAGAGAGCTTACTCCATCGATAAGAACATTGATTAAAGATGCAAAGCCAATGTTAAAAGGGATTGCTGATGCAATAAAAGGATTTAGCAATTTAGATAGTCAAACAAAGAAGAATATTATTACTATTTCTGGATTAGTAGTAGCTGCTGGTCCAGCATTAAAAATTATTGGAACTGTAACATCAGGAGCAGGAAAAGTAACGACTGCTATAGGCAAAATTACAAGTAAAATAGGCGAAGCATCAAGCGGCACTTCCAACTTATCTTCAAAGGTAAGTGGTGTAAGTGCTGCCTTTGGTGTTCTTGGCATAGCTGCAACAGCAGCTGCTGTGACAATTGCAGCTGTAAATGCGTCTGTAGCGGTAGAACATGCAGAATATTATGCTCTAAGGAATGAAATTGACGAGACTGTAGCAAGTAGAAATAGTTTAAACGAAACAACTCAAAAAGCCGTCGAAACAACAGTTGGAGAATGTAACAGAATTGATACATTAAAAGGAAAATTAGCAGAAATTGTTGATTCTAACGGTAAAGTTAAAGATGGATACGAAAAGAGAGCAGAATACATAGTCAATGAATTAAAAGATGCAACAGGTTTAGAAATTGATTTAACTGATGGAGTAATAAAGAAATATGATGAACTCGGTGACAAAATTGATGATATTGTTAAAAAGAAAAAAATAGAATCCATTTTTTCTGGAATAGAGGGTAAATATAAAGACTCTTCAACTAATCTTGATAAGTATCTCGATCAACTTGAAGAAGCAAAGAAAAAATCAAGTGAGTTAAGAGAAGATTATTACAAAGCGTTGTATTCATGGAATCCAGTTGAAGCTATGTCATCAAGTGCAAAACTAAAAGACTATCAAGAATCTTTAAATAAAGTAAGAGATATGCAGGCTGTAGTTGATGAAGCCAGAGATGATATCGCTAAATATAATTATGCAGTAGATTTAATGGCTGATGGTTCAGAAGAATCGATGAATAAGTTATATGATACATTTGTATATGGAGCATCAGATATTTCAAATATGACTGAAACACAGCTAAATGATACAATTGATAAAATATCAAATTCAATGCAATATTATGCAGATAAAACTGATGAAGCTTCTCAAAAAGCATATGAAGAGCAAAAAAAGATGTTAGCTAATACAGCAGAAACATTAGCAAATATAACAGCTACAACTGATGAATTATCACCGGATGTAATAAGTGCATGGCAAAGACTTGCTGGAACATCTGCCGAAACGTATGCTCAGGCTTTAAGTACACTTCCACCGGACACGATAAGTCAAATTCAAATAGCAACAGGTTATGTTGTATCAGATGAACAATTAAGTCAAGCATTTAAGGATTTAGGAAGGGATAACATTGAAGGTTATAATTCAAATGATTTTAAAGAAGCCGGAAAACAAGCGACGGAGGATATAGGAGAAGGAGCTGGTTCGCTTTCGTTATTTAATATTGGTAGGACTGTTGCTAATACATATTTAAGTGGATTCACTTCAAATTTTAGCGCAGGAATAAGTAAAGTGATGTCTATGCATCCTCATGCTGATGGATTAGCATATGTTCCATATGATGGATATATTGCGAGATTACATGAAGGCGAAAGAGTTTTGACTAAACAAAAAAATGAAGAATATATGGCAAATCAGATAAGTAATAACAATAATAATGTTAATGTTAGCATATATACTCAGACACTGACAGAAGGTGAATTAGAAAGGGTAAGCCGTTACATTGAAAAGAAATGGGGTGGAAAGAGTTGATACAAGAACATAATTATAAATATGAAGATATTAGAAATTTCTTTTTTGAGAATGAAAAAGGACAGAAAATCGATTGTCAAGAAGTTTCAGGGAAGCTCTTTCTATATAATGTGAATGGCTTGGGATTTTCAAGAAATCTAGAATATGCACGTGTGGGTACAGCCTATATTAAGAACAAAGATGAGTTCGCTCAGAATGTGATAACTGGTGAATTAGAATTCTATGATAATACATATGAACAATACAAAAACTTTATTGATTTTATATTACAAGCAAAATCTTTAAAATTAATATATGTCCATAAAGGTAGTAACAGGAACAAGTATTATAGAGATATAGATGTAGCTCAAGTAGATAAATTCCAAGAAGATGATTTTAATGTATTACCAACCAACATTACATTAAATTGTACATCATTGTGGTATGAAGAGACAAACTTCATATACAGAGTCGAAGAAATTCAGGACGAATTACGTTGGGATTTTGAATGGGATTCAAGATTCACAGATTATGAAAATAGAAGTGTACAATATAACAACAACGGACATACTAAAGCTCCTTTTTTACTTGAAATGGGAGGCTATATTTTAAATCCTAAAGTATCTTTATATGACGATAAAGGATTAATAAATGAAATTAGTCTTAATATCACTATTGAAGAAAATGAGAAGCTTATATATTGTACTAGAGACAATGAATGCAAAATAATAAAAGTATTATCTGATGGAACAGAAATTAATCTTGTAGATGATTTAGATCTTGAAAATGAAAATAACTTTTTCAAGTTACCTATAGGATATAGCACAATTAAATTAAGTGCTGAAAACGAGATTTTAAATTCTAAATTAACAATATATAAAGAATATATTGCTGTTTAGAGAAGGGAGTATATATGTTAAGAGGACATGTCTTTAAATTTCAAACTTTTGCAAACGAAGTGTTTGCACATTTTATAAATACATTCCTACAAGGACATATGGGAGTTACAAAGGGATGTGAACTAACGAATACAAATAGCTCTGTATCAATTGATACAGGCTATTTTTGTGTATGTGGGAGATTTTTGGAGATTGTAGGAAATGAAACAATTGAAGATATAACCAATACAGGATATTATAGATTGATATGTGAAATAGACTTATCAAAAACTAACACGACTTCTACGTTGAATCAAGCACAAATAAAATTGTTAAGAGGAACAAGTACATATCCAACGTTAATTCAAGAAGATCTAGATAATGGAGGAATTGTATATCAATACGAATTCGCACAATTTAGAGTGACTGATAACGGTATAACAGAGTTTGTAGATAAAAGAACCTTCTTAAATTTATCATCTATCTACACACTAATAACGAATGATTTTGAGGCATTATTTGATGCAAAAAGTGATGCTGCTGATGAATTATTACAAGCTATTCAAGAAGAGCTTGCTAGCATAGAAGATAGAAGCGGATTTATTACTAAAAATGGAGGTATAATTAGTGGTGATTTGGAAGTTCTTGGAAATATGGAAACGGATACTTTAAAAGATTCAAACGGCAATAGATATTTCAACGAAGGAAATATTTGTGTATTAGTTGGTAATAAGACACTTTCGGCTAATAGCGATTCATCAGGTTTACCATATGCTCAAACTACATGGAATATTGAGTATCCGACAGGTTTTTCAAAGAACAACTGCATTGTTTTAGCATTTCAAGGAAGTTTGGACACAAACCTTCGTGTTGGTGCTTATGGTACAGGTCCAGTTACTAGTACAAATGCTGTAAGAGCTACATTACCAAGAACAGTAGTGCTATGGGATGATCTTATAAATTTAGACTGTTGGAATCCAGCATACAGTGAAAAAACATATCATTATAAATTAGTATTGATGAAATTGCCAGAAGCAGATATTACTGGATTTGAGTTAGGCGATATTAATATGGATAGACAAGTAACTGAAGCTGACTATAATTTAATGACTGGATATATAGCAGGTAATAATGTATTTACAGATAAACAATTTCGATTGGCTGACATGAACGCAGATGGAGTGATAAATAGTGC